CGCCATTTTAGCCTGCGCTATAGCAAACCCCTCTTCCTCTGAAGAAGTCAAACGACCCAACGGCCCTTTGTGTTTGCCCGATTCCGCAACAGCTATGTCAGCTTCTAGCTTTGCTAATTTTCCGAAATGCGGCATAAGACTGTTTACGTCTCTGCCCGCCTGAACAGCGGAGCTAATGCTCCCTGCTATCTTGGTAACCGCCCCCGCAAGAGCTAAAACTTCGATCATGTCAGCCACTCCGATAACTCGGAGTTAATTTAACATAAAGTTAAATACAAGACCAGATAACTTAGTTAAAAGTTAAGCGAGGGGCTAGTAGCCCATAAAGCTTTTGCCTTTTATCGCAGCACCACAACCGCGGGTCATCATTTTACGCGGTGTATTGGCGAAATCGGTCAAACCACCCGCTACAGGAGCCGGGGCTGTTTTTCCGTAAGGAATGCGGCCTTGTCCTTTAATGTCGGCGTAACCGACAGCTTTGGGTGGATTGCTTGGCGCAGAGCCGTTAACTTTAATTTTACGATCTTTCATGATTTAACTCCTTCTAAAGACACTTGAACGGGGACCGGATTCGGTCAGATACGAGACAGGCTCGTCTATTAATGAACGAATGCCCTCGTTCTGCGGGGGAGGCGTGTAGGGGGTAAACGGTTGCATAGTAGTACCGGCTTGCTGTCCCGCTTGGCTATACGCTCCATACGTCCGGCCTTGAGAACCCCCTTGGGGCAAGGCAGGCGCTACCGGTAACGGAGAAAACTCCGGACCAACGACAGAAGGCGGGTTATACATATCCAGAAAAGACCCCGCATCGGGCATAGCGGGCGGCGTATACCCCGTGTCAGGAGGTGGCGCAATAACAGGATTTTCGGGGGGAGGAAAAGGCAAGCCGCCATCCTCTTCGCCCATGGCCATAGTTGTTAACTCGCCACCGGGCTCTTTCGGAAGAGGTAAACCTCCCTCTTCTTCGCCCATAGCCATGGTGGTAAACGTATCCGGTTCTAAACCTAAAAAGGGATTTGGCGGCCGCGGCATGTCTGGTTCGATCAAACCCCCACCATCTTCTTCGCCCATAGCCATGGTGGTAGCCATTCCGGGAGGCGGGAAACCGTCCATACCTTCTTCTTCGCCAACCATTCGAGTCGTGGCGACCCCATCGGGCCGAGGCGGAGCCATATCGTCGTTTTCACCCATAGCCGCAGTCATGAGTTGGCCTTCAGGGTTTCTAACTAGATCACCGGACAACTCCCCTACCGGAATGCCAGTCATCTGGGCAAACTCTTTTTCAGACAGGTTGTTCATCGTTCCGCGACCAGAGCCCTTAAAATCGCCTTCTTTCTTACCAACCGCATTATCATACGTGACAAAAGTGTACCGACCATTGGCCTGTTTTATAACATCGCCTTTAAGACCCGTAATCATACTGTTATCAACACCGCCTAAATTAAAACCCGCGGGAGGGGCTTCTACATCACCACCCTCGGCATACTTACGCGGATAAGCGTAATTTAAACTTTTGTTCATCATTGCGCTTGCCCCCGCTGTTTAAGTATCTCACGCTCCATGGCCGATTGAATACGAGCCGCGGTTTGTTCTTCCTGAGACTGCAACCGTTGCTGGAATTGCTGACCACGCATTTGCTGGTTCTGTGCGTCCAACTCCAGCTTGGCCTGATCGATCTGCGTATCCGCCTGATCTGCCGCCGCTTTCTGTTGCAACTCTTGCTCTTTAAGCTGAACCAGTGGATCAGGAGCGCCCGCACCCGATAGCTGACCAGACAAGTCTTTAAGCTGTTGCAACCCTTCCGCAATAAACTGAGCCGTCATTTGCTCAACCTGAAGCATTTGCTCCTCGTTCGCAGGCTGACCACCCTGTTGCTGAACTTGCTGCAAATACGCAACTGCCGCTTGCTCGCGGGCCGCGATCTGTACATGCTCCATAACGTGCTTCTGAACAGCAATCGCTACCGGAGGCATACCGCCCACAATCGGAGAAGTCCCAAACAACAAGTGAGCCGTGATGTGCGCCTGATGGTTCTGACCCTCAAAGGCCTTCAACGGCAACATGTCTAACGCATTAATATTCTCTTGCGCCGGATCAACAGGCTCATCCGTATCCGCAGGCACAGACTTCAACAACCGGTCCGTATCCGTCACACCCAAAGCGTCATACATATCGCTAAACACTTCGTGCATATTATGAATTTCGGGAGCCTGAGACGCTAACTGCAACTTAGTCTGCGCCAACATAATGCGCTGCGACTGACTAAATACATTCGGATTGCTGACAGGTATAACGTCCACCCGACCATCAAAGTCCTCACGCATAATTGTTTCGTCGCCGCCCGGCACAGAGTAAGGATATTCTTGAGGCAAGCTTTCAGACATGACACGCGCCAAAATCCTAAATTCTTGACGCATCGCATAATGCAAACGCTTATGTACAGCACTCATGACACGCGAGCCTTGCTCCATCATCGCCATGGTTGTGCCAACAGCCGCTTGCTGATTGCCATCCCCAACCTTCAAATCAGTTATCGTTGCGAAACGCTGACCCGCTTGAACCACAAAACCCAACAACTGAAACAGCGTCTGGTCCGGACCCTTGAAAGGCAACGGCATTAGGCTGTCACGAATAGCCCCACCGGGAGCGTCCACGTCGCGGAACTCACCGGGCTGCAACGGGTCATCATCATCCCTGATCCGTAGTCCGCGGGCCTTGAAACCCGCTGGGAGGTTGGACAACGTACCAGCATCAATCAACTGTCGCAGTGCCGAAGTGGCAGTTCGTGACAAACCGCCAATAGTGTGGATCAAACCTAAACCATAAAAGCCAAAGCCCGGTAAAAACTTGTAATGCGTAAAGTATTGTATCTTCTTTTTAAGCGTATCTTCCTCGTCCCAGTTCCGACGAACCGCCAAAACCTGACCATTATCCATAGAAAGCGTCACAATATAAGGGACCCGGATGCCCGTAGGCTCCCCATCATCGTCCACTTCCTCATAACCCTCAAGGTCTAAATCAACGTGACATTCCAAAATTGTGCAATCATAATCAATCGAACCCGGCTCAATACCATCAATTCGATCTATCTCGCCCTCAACACCCGTAACCTCGCGCTGAGATGGAATAACGTCCACGTCATCCAAATAAACGCCCGCAATCTGCCGTTTGCGCAAATCATTCAAAGACATGCGGACAACTTGCGTTATATTAGGACATGTTTCGAGGTCCGCAGTCTCATACGGAACAACCAAATTCTCCGCAGGAACAAACTTACTGACCGCACGGCCCATCGCTTCATCGTAATACGTCTTCTTAAACGTAGAACCCGCCAGCGGTAAATAAAACAACATCTGATCCATGTCCGGAGTGTAATCCTCCATGACATTCGTGATGTAATAATTCATAAATTGACGCACACGCTGCGATTGAGCCGCCTTGGCCCGCGTCTCTTGGCCCATAACAACAGTCCGAACCGGACCACTAGAGGGCAAAAGCTCATTAAAAGCCTGCGCCTGAAATTGTGTCGCCGCCTCTGCAAGCAAAGGATGTGTCACGCCAGAGGACCCGCGGAAAGGTTGTGTCCGCTCCTCGTAATTAAAGCCCAAAAGCTCCAAACCGCTTGAATACGCGTCTTCCCAATCCTGACGACTGGCCTTGTTCGCGTCGTACTCGCTCAACAACTCGCTCGCTACGCGCTGTAGCTCACGGTCCGGCATCTCTTCCGCCAAATTGGCGTAAAAATTATCGTCAACGCCACGCTGGTCCTGCGGGTCAAAGTCAATCTCAACCCCACCATCGTCCGTCTCATTAATCTCAATCTCTCCGACGTTCTCGGCCTCAACCATCGCCATAACATTGTTCTGGGAGTCCGGTAGCTCTATCTCAAGCTCCGCCTTTAAATCTTCCTCGTCAAGCTGGGACGGAACATTCCGGTCCATTAAACTGCCTGAATAACCATTTACTTCTTCTTCTGCCATGTAATTCTCCTATCTGACCAACTCAGTAGTTCCTATACTTACGGGGCGAAAACCCAAGAACTTTTCTAGTCGTGTCAAAATATCCTTCCTCGTTGCGAGGGTAATACACGTCCGGACCCTCAGACGGTGATACAAAGTTCCGTGGAGCGCGGGGCTGATCCGTAGCCGGTGTCATGCGATCCTCTTCTGTACGGCCCATTATCCTATCTAACTGTTTAAATATCTCAGCGTCAACTGCCGCGGTTAATTCCTCAACCGTAGCATCCATGCCCGCCTTCTTAAATATTTGCCGACCAATCTCATTGTTCCGTTGATCCATAGCAACGTCCCGAGCATTCTGGCCACCCAACGGAAACGGCGCAAACCGATCCAAAAACTCACTAAAATTACCCGCACTCTCCGCAGCATCCTCGCCATACTCCAAAGAAGTAACCGCAGAACCAAGCATGTGACCACGCGCATCCTCTAACTCAGGGTACGTCGGCATGTCACGACGGTCCTCGGGCCGCGCATGACGGACTTCTTCAGAATAATCCAAATCAGTAGGTATCACTCGCTCGCCCGTCTCCTCGTCAAAAACGCTCGGATAGCCGTACTCGTCAATTAAAGTTTCCATAAATTCAGGGGAGGTGCCGCCAATACGACCAGACTCGCGAATGCCGTCCGTTACATCCTTACCACGAATTTTATCCATGATAAGGGACCCTAGACCCTTTTCTTCGCGCATATAGGTGTCTTCGTAAGCACGGCGTTTCATCTCAGCACGTTCTGCTTCGGTTAGAGAAGGCATAGGACCAACATTATACTCAGTCTCATAAACCTGCCTGCGAATTTCCGCGTCAGGGTCCCCGCCCACGGGGCCCCGTAACGGTGCAAATTGAGGTCTAGGACTTTGTGCGCCGGGAGCCGTGCCGCGTAACGTGTCATCCAAATACATAGGGCTGCCGCCCTCTTCGAAATACATCACGTCATCAAAGCCGCCCGCCCCAAGATTTACCGCAGTCCCATACATCTAGCCGCCTTTCGTCTAATAATACATTCGCACTCTAGCAGAGTTTTCCGCATCTTCCCAGTCATCTGTTGGTAATTGTACAAAATTACCTTGTCTATAGCGCATAAGAGCCTGTGTCATACTATCCACCAAGTCGTCATGCTCCCCATTCGGAAACGCAGCAACCTCCTCAATTAACTCCTCCGCCCACATCTCGTCAGGAGCCCAAACCATACCAGCCTCAAATAACGGCGCTATACTATGCGCCCGAGTTACCTTGTCATTACCACGACTTGGCGTAAAATTCACCACCGGAATGCCCATGTTCCGTAATTCCTGCGTCAAAGGCAAACCACTCGCCTTCGCCTCAATAATTACCGTGTCAGGTTCCCAAAACTGATAACTCTCTAAAGCCTCACCCTTCAATTCAGGAAAATCCCAACGCCCCTTCTTAACATCCAACAAAATTAAATTAGGACCCGAACCACCCTCATTAGGATAAAATACCCCCCACGTCGTAATCGCAGAATAATCCGCAGTCTCGCGCTTGGAAAAAGCAGTATCATAACTCTGTATCACAAACTCTAACTGCGGAACCTTCTCCTGATCCCAAACACGCCACCACTCGCGCTTGATAATCGCATTCTCCTCACCCGTCGGATTCTGCTGATACTGCGCATTCCACTTGCTCGGAGGAATAGACGACTTAACCGCAGTCAAATCCTCCAAACTCCAATACTCCGGCCAACAAGAAGTGCCATCCTCAAATATTGCAGGTAACTCAACAACCTCCCACTGATCCGCAGAAGGGTCCTTCGCTTGCGCCCGAAGCAACTGACCCGTCATGTCCTTCTCAGACCACCGAGTCTGAACCAAAACAATAGAACCACCCGGCTGTAAACGCTGCCGAGGACCACCCGTATACCAATCCCAAGCATCGTCAAAACCCGTGTTGCTCATCGCAGTCTGCTCCGAATGAGGATCGTCAATAATAATTAAATCACCACCACGTCCCGCCAAGTTCGAACCAACACCAACAGCGTAATACATCCCACCACTGCTCGTGTCCCACCGACCACTCGCCTTGCTGTCCGAAGCCAAATTTACACCCGGAAACACATCCTTGAAATCATCACTCTCAATCAAGTTCTTCGTCTTACGACCAAAGTTAACCGCTAACTCCGTCGTGTGCGTCGCCTGAATAATCTTCATCTTCGGATTACGGCCCATCATCCAAGCCGGAAACAAATAAGACGCAAACTCACTCTTCGTGTGCCGCGGTGCCATGTTAATAATAAGTCGCTTTAGGTCACCATTTGCGACCCTTTCCAACTTTTCGGCAATGATCTTATGATGACGGCCCGCGATAAAATCAGGCCAAACAGTTTTAACAAAAACTAAAAAATCATTTTGGCATTTCTCGTTCTTCATGATCTGCGCCAAACGCAACTCAAGCTTGAGCTTTTTGTCTTCTAACATGGAATTTTGGGCTACATTCATGGGGGACCCTATCTAACTTTTGGTACGCGGTTCACGGCCAATGTTTCACGTGAAACATATGCGATATTAAGGGGTATTATAGGACAGTTAAGGCTCGTTGGAAATAACTAATGAATATTTGTGAGAAACATGGCCCTAGCCCTCGGTACGCAGACCCCGTGCCGGGCGTTTCGGGCTGGTTTTTTGGCGCGAAAACCGTGGTTTTTGACCCGATATCCGGGGGACCCGGGAGAATTGCCGGGGATCGCGGGCCGTGGTCCGGGGTCCAGCTGCGCGGGTTTTGATGTCGGACCGGGGACGGCTGCGCGTTAATTTTTGCCCGGTGGGCTCGGTTAATTGGCACCGGCTGCGCGTTAACTTTCACCGGCTGCGCTCGGTTAATCGGTGCCCGCTGCGCTCGGTCCAGCCGCCGGGGATCGCGGCCCGGTAGGTTTCGCCCATGGGGCGCGGGCCTTGGCCCGGCTTGTTTCACTGTTTAACCCTGCGCAAAAGAAAAGGGCCGCACAATGGCGGCCCTCGGTGGGTGGGTGGGGTTGCTGGGGGTTACATCACGTCAACGGTGACGGTGATATCTCCGTCGCGGATCATGTAGCGCACTTCGTCGCGGATCGTGTCCGCGTTGCCTTCGGTATCCTCTAAACGGTCAAGGCGGTCTGACAAATCAGAAAAGGCGGGAAGGTCTTTAACCATCCTTTCAAGTTCCGGGCGGATGATGGCCAGCAACGCGGCGGCGGCTTCGTCGCGCTGGGTCCGAATGCTTTGGATTTCCCCGCTCATCTGCTGGGTGTTACGTTCCAGCCCTTCCGCATAATCGCGCAGGTTTTTGAGATCATGCGCGGCGTTTAAAACGTCCGCCTTTATGCGGTCCGCCATAACTTCGGTTGCCATTGCGTGCAAAGTGTCGGGGTTTGTTTTCAGTTCAATCATGTTTTCTACTCCATAGAAAAAGGTTAACGCGGCTTGCCCGCCGCTATGGGATTATATGCGCTAACTTTAAAGAAAGTAAAGAGGCACGAAAAAGGCCCGCACAATGGCGGGCCGGTGGCTTATTATATAGCGGGGGGATTAATCAAACCGCGCGATTTTATACGGCCCATCTAATCCGATGCGGACCGCCGCAACGCCGTAGTCGTAAACGTAACAGAAAACGCGGCCCTCAAAACCAAACCGGGCCAGCGGTGCAAGTGGGGCATCGTCGCTCATGTCGGTATTGTCGGCGTGGTAGGTGCCGTTATGGTCCAGCGATCCTTTCCAAGGATAAGACCCAAACCCGCCGTATTGATAAGCGTTATCCATACCGGCGCAAACGTTGTCCAGCGTCAAACCGGTTTCGCTATCTTTTGCAAAATGGCAGGCTTCAAGGAAAAAGTCGGGGATGATCCCGCAGGCTTCAATCAGATCGTCGGGACGGTTGCGCCCGGTGTCTACATCTTTGGCCGGATTTAAAACGCGATCTAAAAGAATGTCGGACGCTCTAAAGTTTACTTCAAAAATATTCTGCATGTTATTCACTCCATAGGTTAGGTTAACGCGGCTTGCCCGCCGCATGTGGGATAATATGCGATTAATTTAATTAAAAGTAAACCCCCACGAAAAAGGGCCGCACAATGGCGGCCCCGGGTCTTATTATATAGCGGCGGTTTATGCGGTCACTTTGTCCAGCAATGCGCCCGCCTTCCGTTCAACTTCAATTCTCGCGTCTTGGTGGGGAACGTCGCGGGCAATTGCGGTTATGGCCTGCGCGGCATCCCAAACGGTTTCGACGGGGCGGCCCTCCTCAGTCAAGTGGCGGGCGTTTGCGGCTCGCGCCATGCGTCCCGATAAACCGGCGCGTTTTGTTAAGAACTCCAAACGATCCTCATCCGTTTTAGCAATGCGGGCATCCTTTGCAGCCTGCACACCTTCCACAAAAGAATGCGTTGAACCGTTCGCAAAAGACTGCAACGCGGGGCGGGCCTCCATTGCGAACCGGTCCGGCGCAAATTTAGTATGACGGATTTTAATCTCATGAAAGTTTTCAACGCCCCATAAATTCCGATTCATGCAAACTCCGCGCAGATACATTGCAGCGATACCGGCGGTTTTGCTGCCGGTTTCGCTGTTCCATGCGTAAAACCCGCGGAACATCAAATCCGGCTCACCGTTTGGAAGCTTGCCCACTTCAATCGGGTTGCGATCATCAACAAGGAAAACAAAAACATCCCGGTCCGACGCGAATAGCGTGGTGGTGTCCATAGTAACGGGGACCTCCGGATCATAAACGGCCATGCCGTTGCGGCTGCCGGTCATCATCCCGGGCACTTTCCAGCGGCCGCCACTTTCATCAATCAAGTTTTTGATCGGCTCCAATATTTCCCAGTCAAAAATCCGGCCATAGTCTGGACCGGTTGCGGCCCGCAGTTCTCCGCCCTGCGCCTGATGTCCGTAAACCTTAATCAGTTCCTTGCCCCGGTTATACTTCAAACCCCATTGGATACAGTCCGCCGCAATAGGTGCAGGCAAGTCGCGCAGATATCCCGCGGGTGCGCCTGCTAATTGTGATAGCTGGCCAAAACTCCAATTGGTGGGGGTGTTGTTATGCTCGCGGCGATTGTCATCCGTATATTCGACAAAGATATTTCCCCGGCTGGGGTTTTCTTCGTCAAAGTCTCCGATGATTTTGACCTTGTGCGTGTCAACGGTGCGGCTTGTCATGCGCTGCGAATCAATCTTTTTGTGCGCCAGCATATCGTCAAGCGTCAAAAACTTTTGATCGTCGGGACGGTTAAACCATTGTGATGAAACTGCACTGTTTCCGATACCATGCGCGAAGGCGTTTGTGGTGTAAGTCATGTTATTAATCTCCGTAAAAGTTAAAAAGAACGGACCATTGCCCGGCCCGCTCTTATAATCTCGCATAAACCTGCATATGATTGCAAGCTTTATTTTCTAAAAAGTTATTCCGCCCCGATATCACCCGCCACATGGTGCCGCACAATAGACCGCGGCGGCAGGCCTTTAACAAACCGCAAAAGCTTTTCCCCGTCGGTTTCATCCGGCTGCGCACCGTTTGCAGTATCATCCCACCATATCCGGCAATTACCGGCGTCCGCATAGCATCCGCCCTTAACGGTTAAATCCGCGGCTTTTCTTTTGCTGGGCCCATGCGCAGTAAATCCAATAATAAAATTGCGATCTAATCGGGCGCAAAGTGGATCACCGTTTCCACAATCTGCGCAGGATATATCCCGGATTTCTGCCGGACACCGCACGACGTTAATACCATGCGGGGCCGGTTGCGTTTTCTTTCCCTGCCATGATTGCTCGTTTACCACCGCGACGGACGGGACGCCGTTATGAATCGACGCGGCTGCCGCGCCTAAGTTTTCGGTGCTGTAATTAATAACGGTTTTATCTGCCCGCAATTTACGGCCCCAATCAAAAACATTTGGATCAAAATGCGAGTAAGTAAATGAAACGCCTTTGGCCGGTTTTGCATCCAGCAACGCGTCAAGGTAATCGGCGTCAATCTTTTCGGTGCCTTTCCCGCTGCAATTCATTTTGCACGTGGTCGGGCAGGTCCCGTATTTCTCCCCGGTGCCCGCTCTATATGTTACCGCAATGCCCTTTGTTTTTTTGGCGCGGCTTAATTCAACAGTCTTTAACATGGTTTGCCCTCCGTAATGTATGCGACTTATCTCATACTATAGCGCAATAAAAAACCCGGCGTCAACCGGGTTTAATTTTATTATTTTTTACGTCGCCGGGGTTTTATCGGCCGCCGTCGCGCCTTTTCGCGTTCCTGTTTTTCCCACGTCTCTTTCCCGTATAATAATTTACCAAGCCAATTAAATAAAAACATTTAACCCCAATCCTTTTGCCCGCCGTCGGCTTCCCCATCGGCATAACCTGCATGATAAGCCTTTAATTCAGACGGAGTTAAGTCCGTCACGCAGGTCGCGCAGTTCCTAGTGCTTGTTCCGCCCGTAAAGTAATGAGGGTCAACCGGTCGGTGATACCAATAGTCTGCCCGCCCGCGGTCATAAGGTCCGCCGTGTCTTTCATCATGTTTCATAATAATCTCCGTAGTTAGTTAGGTCTAAGATATTATGCGATCATATGGGAGAAATCAAGCTCATTATTTTATCCCAGTCAAAATCCCCATCGGAGCAATAGACCGGTGCAACCTTCAGGCCTTCCATCTTTAAATCCATTGCGTCCTTACCGTGGTACAAATAGATCATTTGCGGCTTTGTTTTGGTTTGCAGCTTACGGACCAAAACCCAAACGCTGGCATGACTGTGCGTTGTAAGCCAAGCGACTTGATGAGGTCGCAGGTCCACTGCGTTTCCAGAAGTCGCCTTTAATTCTACAAAATGAAACTTACCGGTTTCATCGCAGCATAAAACATCTGGGATGCCCGGCATGGCCCATGTTTCAATTCGGGTACTTTTCCATGTTCTCGGGCTCTTTTGCATCCCAGTCTTCATCAGCCTCCAAAAGTCGGCCTCGCGCTTTGTCGCGGTTCTGGGGATTGCTCTCTCCTTCGGGAGTAACGTCGATAGTGATCGGGGCATAACTTTGTTTAATCTCCTTCAGAGCGTTCAGCACTTCGTCCTTGCTCATCGAATCGATGCTGCCATGACGGATTTCTGATTTGCTCACATAAATATCGCCTTGCGCTTGCCCCCGCCGATATTCTGCTTGAACGGCTGCCGAATAGGCTCCGTTGGTTAACGCTGCATCGCGGATGGTTTGAAGGTCGCGCAGATGCCGCTGGTAATTCACGCCAAACTTTTCATCAAGCTCGGCGCGATATGATTGTATAGCTGCCACCACATGGGGACAGATATTAGGATTGGTCATCTCATATGCTCTGGTGTGCGCTGATCCTGCCGGGTAGCCTGCATTAACCGCAGCTTCCCGCATAGTGATCTGGCCATCCTTCGAAACAAGCTCTTTTACAAAAAGCTCTTGCCGCCTAGTCAGGACCGCAGCTTTAGTTGATTTAGGTCGCCCGCCTTTTTTAGTTTTAGCAGGAGGGTTTGATTTAGCTTTCGACGCCATGATAGTATCCTAGTTATTTGCAGATACTTTACACTCAAAACAGCCCCCTTGTATATATAGCTACAAAAATAAAAAATATAAAAAAACTTTTCAGACCCCCTTAACGCACTTCTGCCCCTTACGGTTACACAAACTCTGGTTACGTTACATTTTTAGAAACTACTTTGTGTTACTTCTAAGTCCCTATATATAAAGAACAAAACACCCAAAGTTACACGGTTACACCGGTTACGCCTATTTTTACAAAAAATATTTATTTTTATTTCTGGCTCTATATATAAGGGAACGCGTTTATTTGTAACCGCTCCATAAAAAAACCCGCGATCCGTGGACCGCGGGCTGTTGTTTACGCGCTACTATTTTCGATGCTTGAGATATTCTCTGTCATCCATTCGAGGCAGTCCGCGTGTTTGTCGTTAAAATCACCTTTCTTCACGGGCCTTATAGATCGGCTTGTGACCGTAAAGATTCCAATTGGGGTTGGCGGGTTTTCCGTTTGCCAATTGTATCCTCCAAAGTCTGATACATAAAGCTCGTCATCTTTACCGTACACAACGTAGATTGGTATTTTATCTCCGCCGTCGTGTTTATGGGCGTTTTTGATTGCAGTAATTGGATTACTTGCTTTTGCCCATGTGCCGTAAAGACCGGCAGTTGATGCGAGGAAGGTGTATCCGTTTGGAAGGACGTGATCTTGTGTTTCACTCATGGTGAACCTCCGTAGTATGTAGGACCGAAGTCCATTGTCAAATAGCCGTGGGGCTTGCCCGCCCCAGCCGACGGGCTCATCCCATCGACAATATTATATTACCACAGGTATGCGATAAAGTCAATAGTTAACTTTTTAAGAAATTAGGTGCGTTGTTAGAACGGCGGTTCTTCTCCATCATATTTTGGTTTCCAAGGCTCGTGGGCCGTGGGCTTTGAGGAGGGTAAGGGGCTCGTGGGTTTTGTTTCGAGGACGCCGATACGTTTAAGCTCGGCGTCCAAGTGTGGTGGAAGGTTCACCAGTTGGGTCCGAAGACTTTGGCGAACACTTCATTGAGCATGATTTCGATTTCGAGGTCGGTCATTTTTTTCATGATACGAAGCTCGACACGATTGCTGCGGCTGCGCCTGCAACGATTGCGGTAACGACGGCCCGGACTAGGAGTTTATGTCGGACGTACCACGGCTCGTGGTTCACGGTTTCCCACATTTTATTTTCGAATTGCGCGTCGTGGGTTGTGGTGAAGTCCACGGCTTCGGCCATCCCGAGTTCTTTGTGGGATGGTTTGCTGAACGTTTTGTTTGAGGCGGCGTACTTTTCTACTTCTGATTCTTTAAAGTGGCGCACACCTTTAACCATTGTTCCTTTTGGGAAGGGCATGGGGCTACGTTTGGTTACGACTTTCTTAATATGATATTCCAATTTTGGTGCCTTGATGCTGTATTTCAAACAGATTTCTTTTTTGGTGAGTGTCTTTGACATGATTATCTCCATAGTTAGGTGGGATTACTATATGGGATATTATGCGCTAGTGTCAAGCTTTAGTGTATTTCGTCGGAACCGCGGTGGTTTTGCTGTTTGATTTGCATTTCTTCTGCATTGACGGTTGCGTTGTGTATGCAGGAGGACAGGACTTTCATGGCGGTATCATTATCGGGGGCGAGGGACATGAGCGCGGTGAGTGTTTGCGTAAGCATTCCCCCGATAGCTGCGCCCATGTTCATATCGTTTGCGTTCATTTCTTGGATAAGTTCATGAGCGCATTCCATTGACCAAAAGAAGTCATCTTTTATTTCGTCTTCGACTTCTTGTAGCGAGGATGGCTTCATTCAATCTTTCCGAGGCAGATCATATCTTTTGACATAATCACGAACAGTACGGAGCAAGATGCCCGTCATGGTCGCAATTTCTTGGTCTGTTATGTTTTTCAGTTTCATATTATTGATTATCTTAGCCTTGTCGGGCAGTTTTTTAAAGTCTGTTTTTGGTCGGCCGCCTTTGTTGCCAGATTGCTTGCCACCATCCCATGCGGCGCGTTGTCCTAAATCAGATTTTAGTTTTGGATTTATCGCATGGTCATACTTTAGCTGCTTGATCCAAGCTGCGCGGTATAGGTCCTGATATTCAGGAGAATCGGGGGTCAGTTTCATTTTTTGGCCTCCCATGTGTCCACCTCCGCGTACCAATTGCCGGTGCGGCCACTTTCTTTTACTTGGACGTTTATCCAATCACCGTCTTTTTCGGACAGCCACGCGATCAGGTCTTCGCGTTTTATGCTAAGATTGCACTTAACGAAGTCAGGCGCTTTCTCGTTTGGTTTCTTGGCCATCAGGCCGTTAACAAAATCAGGCATTTTTCCCTCCTTAAAAAAAAGATACCCCCAGCCGCGGGCAAGCAACTGGGGGTGGTTTTACTACGGAGTGCAACATGTCGTTACAGCACCTACTTTACATAGAGATATGGGATAAGCAACACTTAATCGCATATTTCCTTTGGAAACTCGGCGGTTTTTGGGTCGTCTATAATTGTTAAAGTACATGTCTTACAAACCCGAACAAGTTTTTTTTCTGTCTTTTCAGTTACCTGAAGCACTTGTTCGCACTTCGGACAGCGGTTTTTCATAAGTCGTTTGTGAAACGAATTATTACTTTGATACGAGATTGTCATCCGCAACCACCGCTTCGTTGGATTTCTTTACGAGAGCGCGTTCGAATTTATACCAATCAAAAACCACGCGGAGTTGTCCCCCGATTGTTCTGCCTTCTGTTTTAGACAGTTCTTTTATTTCTTCGTACACTTCGCGTGGTACGAGGACACTTTTCCAGCGTGTGGTATCCATTTTTTATCTCCAAGTCCCGCTTTGTCTAGGATATTATAGGAGAATATGCAAGAATGCAAGAAAAAGGGGGATATAATGAGTTTTGTTTTGTTTGGTCAAATGGATGATCCTAATATCGCAGCGTTGCGTCCGCATTTCGATTTGTTTCTGGATCAGGCCGGAGACTACACGTGGGACATAAATACAAATACTCTTGTTTATTGTGACGAACCGGTTAACATGCGCGGGTTTTTTGGCCGGGCCAACGTGTTCACAGAAAACACGCACCAGCGGTACAATAATTGGTATCTTATGGCCAATTATCTGAAAGCCAACCCAAAGGTCGCCGTTTACAACCGTAAATATGACCATGTGACGCCCATCAAGGCGGCCAATCTGCGTAGCGCCATGGCCGCGGGCCTTGCGATACCGCGCACGATCATTGGTAAGGGGCCTTTGGAGGGCGATTGCATTGTCAAACCGCTTACGGGCGGCCAACATTGCCAATCCGGTAATGAATCGATGTACACGGGAATCATACAGCACCGCATAGCAGGGAATAATCGGCGTTTGTTTCTTATCGGAAACCAGCACTTTGGTTTCAGGTTAGATACGACGGAGCTAGATTACCGGGACGATCCCCACACAAAGGTTTCGGTGGAACATTTTCCGCAGGATGAGGTCGATAAAGTAAGAACCGTGGCGCGTGGGCTGGGCTTAACCTTTTGTGCTGCGGATTTCATGGACGATATATTTTTGGAGGTGAACAGCGGGCCCATGTTCGCGGCGTTTGATGCGGTTGTTTACGGAGCCCTTGCGAAGGCTATTCGTGCAGAGTTAAAATAAAAAAACCCCCAACCTTTGCAGTGCGAAACCTAGCCGGGTCGGGGGCAGTTAGACAAAAGCCACAGGCGTAGCTATGTCGAGCAGGAAAGAGAGCCTACATGGACTCGCCCCAAGACGGTCCCATTTCAACATCACATTTACTCGGGACCTCCAGAGGAAGAACATTCTCCATAATCTTAGCTATTTCATTAGCTTCGTCAACATTTTTTACTGACATAGCAATTTCATCGTGGATTTGTATCAGAGGCAAATGTCCTTTCTTGTACAATGCAACCATTGCTTTCTTTGTCATGTCCGCGGCGGACGCTTGGATGAGCCTGTTCAAAGCTTTGTAGGTGTATGCCCTTTTAAGACGCGTAGTGGGCCCGTAGGTGGACACAGCTTCCCTGTAAGGTAGTGCTTTGTTCATTGCGAACGTGTCGGGTTCCCACATGTCAAACCTGCACTTACGGCCTCCCAGTGAGCGCAGAGCGCCTGCCGACGATTTCTCGTTTAACCTGTTCATAACGCCGGTCATCAGTCCTTTTACGAACGGAACGCGATCATGGTATTGTTTGACCAGCTTCTTGGCTTCCTCGACAGGAATGTCCAAGCTTTCCGCCATTTTGTTTACGCCCATGCCATACATCAGACCGAGGTTAATGGTCTTTGCTTGCTTACGTGGAATGTTTGTCATCTCGGCAACCATGGTATGGAAGTCTGTTCCGGGGTCCGTGTTGTATGCTTCAACAAACTCGGCTGCGCCATCCAGAGGGATGCCGCGTGTTTTGCCATAAACGTGAGCGTAGTGAACCAAGATGCGTGGTTCTTGTTGCGAGTAGTCGATGGCGGCCCATTGGTCACCTTCTTCTGGCAGGAACAGACTGCGGATCATGGGACCTAGTTCTGGATCGCGGGCCGGGATTTGTTGCAGGTTGGGGTTGGACATTGAAATTCTACCGCTAACGGTGCCCCCATCGTCTGACCGGATTTGGTTTATGTGCGAATGTATGCGTCCATCTGTGCGGCAATGCTTCATAATTGTGTTGATAAAGGTGCCTGACGTTTTGTTCAGGTTCCGCGCTTCGACAACCAGCTTTGCCACGGGGTGCGGGTTTTCGTTTAGGAACTGTTTGGTAAACGACGGAGCGCCTTTTTCTGTTTTAGGGTAAGTTATGTCCAGCTTGTCGAAAGCCTTGGACAGCGATTGCGCGGCCCATATTTCCACATCTGTTCCCGTGATGCGTTTAACTTCCTTCATGACTTCTTTTTCGCGCTTGAGGAGCATGTCCTTGGTCCGCTCCACGCGGTTCACGTCTATGCGAACGCCACGCATTGTCATGTCCACAAGGCACGGTAGGAGGTCGAGTTCTGTGTTAGCTATGTCCCATAGGTCTTCTTTACCCAACAGGGTAGAAAAGTAATTCCAAAGCTCCAGCGTAAGTACGGCATCTACCTCGGCATATGGGCCGACATACATAGCGGGCATTTTCCACATCTCGGCTTTTGGATCGACACCAAACTCCCGAGCGGCTTCAACCAGCGCCTTTTCTGATTTGGTTTTGCCTAAATGTTCGTAGGCCAGAGCGTTGAGACTGTAACTGAACCGGTTTTCATCAAGCAGAGAGGCGACAAGCATTGTATCGATTATGCGGCCGTTAACCGTGAAGCCCATCTGTTTAACCCAGCCCAAGTCATATTGAGCATTGTGCATGATCTTATCGGCAGGGCATTCAAAGACTTTGCGCAGCCATTTATTGACTTGTTTTTCGTCCAGATTTCCGCCGCCGAAGTGCCGTATCGGAATGTAGCCGGACCACCCGTCCACTGCTACGGCATACCCTACGACTTCCCCGTCCCCGGTGGGCCACCCGGGCCCGTTTTTCTTTAAGTTAGGGTCACGGGTTTCGACATCAATCGCAATCTTTGATGCGCTTGTGATGTCCGGTAACTCAAGGGGTGGGACCCATTCACTTTTTGGAGCGAACATTGCCATTTGTAGATTTGCCATTATTTATTTCCTCAATAAATTCTGCGCCCAGCGCGGTGTATCCCGCTTTATCAATCCATGAGTCTTCATGATCGATTGTTTCTATGAGCCTGCTTGTTTTTACCCAGTCCATCATCAACGTGACGTGGGCTGGGGTCAGGTAACCGTGGCTTGCATAAGCTCCACGCATGATTACGTTCCAACCATCCGCGATACGTTGGTGGTTTTCATACGCATCCCCGTAATCCTTGGCCCGGTCCCCGTTAATTAAGGACTTTGCTTTGTCCAACACTTCATCTCGTTTCATCTAATCCTCCAACAAATCTTGACCAAGAGGTTTAAGAGATAATTCAAGCCGCCAGTGGCGAGCCCTCCCCGTTTCCCAATCATACGGGTCCCACTTAGGGTTCTTAACATCCATATACCCCAAATTAGACGCAACCTTGCGCATCTTCCGAAAAGCCTTAGCCTCTATCTGACGAACCCGCTCCCGGGAAACTCTCAAAGATGCAGCGCACTCATCCAAACTCTGGTCATGCGCAAACCGCCGAGCTAAAACATCCCGCTCCCGAGGAGTCAGTTTCTGAGAAAACTGACTTATTGCACTCAACTGTGATATAGTCTTTTCCGACGAACCCTCCTGAAC